TGTTCGTCTCCCGTTGAATCAGGTAGGTTCGCTGAATAAGATCAGCAAAGCCTTCTCGAAGTTTGAACAGGAAAACGAGCGGCGTCCGTCTCCCGAGGAGTTGGCAGACGAACTGGAAATTCCGGTTGATAAAATCTCTGATACGCTGAAGGTATCCGGCCGTCATATTTCGGTGGATGCGCCTTTTGTGGAAGGGGAGGATAACAGCCTGTTGGATGTGTTGGTTAACGATGATTCGCCAATGGCGGACCGCTCTCTGGTTAATGAGTCTCTTGCGAGGGAAATTGATAGAGCTCTTTCTACGTTAACCGATAGAGAAAAAGAAATCATTCAGATGTTTTTCGGTATCGGACAGCAAGAAATGACATTGGAAGAAATCGGCGATAAATTTGGCCTCACACGTGAGCGCGTTCGTCAGATTAAAGAAAAAGCAATTAGAAGACTTAGACAAAGTAATCGTAGTAAATTGCTCAAATCTTACTTGGGATAAGTAAGGAATATCAGTTTCTGAAAAGTATTGAATCCGTGTGATATACAGATAATAGCCGCTTACAGATGCGGTTTTGTATATTACACGGATTTTCATATTCAGCAAAATATAGCTATATTTGCGCAGAGATGTTTTACTACTGTTTTACGAAATCGTGCAGTTTGGGTAATAGTCTCTTTATTGTAAAACATACACGACTATGGCAACAATTACGCACGTTATTTTAAAGCATCAAAAGAAAAGTGATAATACTTGGAATGTGAAGTTAAGGATTACGCACGAAAGAAAATCTGCATATCTCCCAACTAAGCATTATGTTTCGCTGGAGATGATAAACAAGAAGACTTTTGAATTAAAGCAAAGGGATAATCCGGTTTATGATTCATTGGTAATAGAAGAGGCTCGGATACGTCAGGAGTTCTCGCGCATGGAGAATCTTGATAGCTATAATGCAAAGCAGCTTGCTGAGTATATTGACAACTTTCTAAAGGGTAAATCAAATATAAAAATAAATCTGTTTGATTACGGGTATTCATTTGCGCAAAAAGCGATTGATGGGGGGCGTTCAATCGGAACAACATATAAGATTACTATGAGTAAGTTTGAGAGTTTTGTAGGGGATAGGGATTTTTCCTTTACCGATCTTACTAGTAGTCATCTAAAGAAATTCGAGGCGTGGCTTCGTTCAAATAAGACAAGGAATGGAGGCGTTATGACAGATACAGGTGTGTGTTTGTATTTAACCACGCTTCATACTATTTTTCAAAATGGAAAGAAAGAGTTTAATGATGAAGAACGAAATATAATTCGAATTCCTAATTCTCCTTTTTCGGCTTACTCCATACCTAAAAATAACCCTACTACAAAGAAGGCTTTGAGTGCTGAACAAATTCGGTCAATCATTGAATTTAAAACGAATGAAATGGCTCCCATGATTGCAAGGGATGTTTTTGTAATTTCTCTTCTTCTTGTTGGTATAAATACTGTCGATATGTATTTTCTTGAACCGGCAAAGGACGGGCGTTTTAATTACGAGCGGAGAAAGACAAAGGGGAGGAGGGAAGACCGTGCGTTTATTTCCATTAAGTGTGAGCCTGAGTTATTGCCATACTTTGAACGGTACGAGGATTCTGTAGGAGATAGGGCTTTCAATTTCTTCATGCGATATAAGAGTCATATTGATTTTAATAGATTGATAAACTTCCATTTAAAAACAGTAGGAAATGCGGTTGGAATCCCTGATTTGACATTCTATTCTGCTAGGCATTCTTGGGCTACGATAGCTCGGAATGATTGCGGTATATCGGTTGATGATGTTGCGTCTTGCTTGAATCATGTCAATTCAGAAAGAAAGGTTACTGATATTTATATCAAAAAAGACTGGTCTGTTATTGACCGGGCAAACCGGAAGGTTCTTGATTTTGTGTTTGGGAAGAAGGGAGAGGATAAAGAAAAAGCCGGAGGTTAGTCCGGCTTATATTCAAAACACAATCTACTATACAATTGACAGTAGAGTTGGAATGTTAATATCCAAATGTTTATTGCTAAATGAACGTTATTATCTTTCTGATTTCAGAGCATGATTTGATGTTTCTTAGATTTTCCGGTATCTCCATTTCTAATTGTTTAAATGCAGGCTCATATTTTGCGATAATATCTCCTACGCTATTAAATCCGTATCCGTTTTCTCCGAATAGCTCAAAGTCACTAACGATACAATTAAGTAGTTCTTTCTTCGCCAGCTCTTTATCTCCAATTAGTAGAGCACGTCTTACATTCCATGTTCTGTCTTTTTCGCATTGAAGCTTTTTTGCGATTTTTGACATGTTGTTAGTCATTCCCCACATCTTGAAGAATAGGATGATCTGAAGCACTCCGAATACAAGGAGTACGATGGTTAAAAAGTCAATCATAATTTTAAATATTTAGTTTGTTCTTTAATTCGTTGAATACATCTGGGCTCTCAAGTTCTCCCCAGTAGTACTTTTTATATCTATCCCGATCAAAGCTTTCTTTCTTTTCATAAACGATAAGACATTGCTTGTCGCAGAGAACGATTACTGAAGATTCAAGTAAGCATGCGTATGAGCGGGCCTGCAGAAATGCCTCCTCTATCTCCTGGTTATTCTTCATATATAGTTTTGCTTCAATCAGAACCTTTGCCTTTTCTTCATCTGGCTTGTTGGTGTAGTGCAAGGCGTAATCAGGGAATATCCGGTGCCCGCGTCCTGCATGAATTGGTAACTGTCGAATGAAATCTTTATTCTCATACCATTCCATAGAGCTAAGAAGCGGTTCCAGTAGTTGAGTTTCAACATCCCTTTCGTGAACTATCGAAATGTTCTTAGGCAGAGTTGGAGCATATAGCTTTGGTAGGGTATCTATATCAAATCCTTTTGCCTTTATCATTCGCAGGAGTTCTGAATAATTCTCGCTACTCATTGGCCATCCGTTTACTCCTTGGAATTTCTTTCTAATAAGCGGGTGTTTGGAAAAGTATTCATCTGCTTGTAGTTCTTTTAAAGTGATATGGGGAATTTCTATTTTACCACTTATATAAGTATTGCTGTAATAGTGGAAGAATGGGTCTATTACTCCATCTGTCTGAGCTATCCATAAGCAAGTTATTGCGCTAACTGGTGATGTTTCGTAGTGAATTAGAATATCGCCTTTCTTAGTCTCTTGATTCGATTGCCAAAAACCAGTAGTCCAGTATTCACCATATCCTTTTATTAATCCGCCAATAAACCATGCTTGTGCAGGTTGTGGAATATTGCTTTTTTCTTCTGTTTGTAATAGATTAGGAGCATAGTCATACAAAAATGCACTGAACTCATCGGGGGTTAAGTTGTTTTCTGTCCTGAATTGGTAGAATACTTTGCACAATTCCCAATAATACATACATCTACCTTTATAGTCCGGTTTCTTTGGTATTGGTGGTAATTCTATGTTGAAGTAATCAGCCAACTTTTTAAGTTCATAAAACCGGTCTATGTACAGATACGGAAAGAAATATTCACCCAACAAGTAATTTAATTCCATTGATAGGAATGGGATATATTCGAGCATTCGGTCAAAATCGCCAATCCTTAGAATTTCTTCATTTTCAATGCGCAAACCAGTGGATATGATTTCCTCATATATAACCCCAGCTGCACACAATGTAGGCAATTCCATATTTTCGTAATCCGACACCTTACAGCACCAGAAATTCTCTAATATATTGCAGATAAGTTCTTCATTAAAGCTTTCCTTTAGTCGAGGATTATACTTCTCAAAAAGATGTTCTTCTTCAATCCATGCTTTCCTATCTGAAAAGCTGGATATAGCCACCTTGCCCTTAGAAGAGGTTTTGTACAGGTTCCATGTGTATTGGTTGAATTTCATAGTATTAAAAATCATCAAGTAACTTTTTTGCAATAAACTTATCTAGAAAGTATTTATCTAGAGATTCTGAACCTTCTCTTGAAAATGAATTTTTAAATCTTCCTTCTTTAATGTATTTATTATCAATGGTCTCAGATTTTGTACCTGTGCTTCCCCATCCGTCTATCAATACTCCTCCATCTTTAGAGAAAAGAATGTCTAATATTGTAATTCTGTATTTTTTCTCCCTTAAATCAATAACAACTTTATAAAATAGATCATTATCGAAAATTGTATTTCCTGTTTTGCTACCTTTGTATTTATTGAAATCGATTTTATCTCCACAAGAATATCCTATTATCCTATCATTAGTTTCTTCTGCAATTTTTATGTTGCCAAATAATTTGAAATAATCAATAATCTCATTTTTAGATAGATTAGTGTTATATATATTTTGCCATATTATATTAGTCTCATTGATAATCTTAAAGTTTAGAAAATTATCCTGTGAATAAGAACTTAATGAAAAAATGAAAATTAAGAAGATTAATAATGCTTTATTCATATTGCTATTTTAAAGTTATAACTGATTTCTTTTAATTTTCCCTTTGATTATAAAAAGTGATCGAATGTCTTCCTTATTTATTTTGGTGTCTCCTTTGAAATTAGGATTGCTTGCTCGGAGAATAATTTTGCTTTCATCGTCACAATAGTGTATCTGTTTGATTGTACGCAGATCGTTTGCATTACTGTTAGTGACAATGAGATAGGCTTCTCCCCATTGAATTACATCAAAGTTAAATATTTGCTTTACAGCTACTATTTCTCCAGCACAGTACTGTGGATACATTGAATCACCAACAACCGGAATATAAGCATTACAGTCATTGAAGTGTTCGTAGTCAATATAAAAAGTTGGATTTTCAGGTGTATTCATATCCATTGATAGTATTGAACAGGAGGCTTCTATATCTTCAAAATATGGGACTCCTTTACCATTTGTGTTTGTAGGAAAATTTTCGTCTCGAAACATATTTCCCTTTTCATTTAATAACCAATCAGGATTGATGCTTTCTATACTATTTAGTATCTTAGTTAGAGGCTCTATACCAAAACTTTCTCCTGGACGCATTAGTTTACGAACATATACTTCTGTCCTGTCTAGTAGCTTAGATGCTTCTTTAACGCTGATATTCTTAGATTTAAGTATCTCAGCAAATCTTTCGTTTATAGTCATATAGTTAAAAATACTAAATAGTATAACAAATAATACTTATTGGTTTGCAATTATACTAATTAGTAGTATATTTGCATCATCAAACAGTGATAACATAATCACAGTTGCAAAGAAACGAATTTTTGAAGTTATAAACAATAGTACATACATATTAAAACGCATGATTATGAGCACAAATTTTAAAAATCAGATGAAAGAGGTTATGAGCCTTGCTTGGCAGATGGTAAAAAAGAACGGCTTCACAATGTCAGAAGCCTTAAAAACAGCTTGGGCTAACTTGAAGTTAAAGTCTGAAATGAAAAATCGCATTGTGAAGTTCTACTTTCAAAAGGTAGACGGTTCTGTACGTGAAGCATACGGTACACTTTGCGAAAAATTAATGCCAGCTATTACTGGTACTGATAAGAGAGCAAAGAACGATACCATTCAAACTTATTTCGATACTGAATGCGGTGAGTTCAGATGCTACAAGAAAGCAAATTTAATATCAATCGCTTAATATTCATGATTATGACAACATACGAATTAGAACAAGGTCTGAATGCTCTTTATAGAGACTTAGAAACAGCAGAAAGCATGGATGAAGAGACGGCTTGTAAAGTCTACAATGTAGACTGTAAGGCTGAAATCATTGAAGTGATTAAAGAAGAGATTGATGGAAAATCCAGTGTAAGCTGCCCCCTAAAACCAAGCGATTCTGCCCCCTTGTGCTAAAATAATCCTACCCCCTTGATTCCAATATAAAAATACCCCTGCTTGGCAATGCCCGGCAGGGGATTTTTCGTAGATTTGATTCCCGTCTTGACCGGTGGGATAAAATCATTTCTACTATGACAACAAAGATAGCAAACATCCTCCAATGTTACGCATTGGGGATGGGGATAAAGCAGATAAGCAGGAGCTTTGAGCTTTCCCGCAACACGGTGCGCAGATATGTGCGCCTGTTTCAAGAGTGTGGTATACCGATAAAGGAGTTGGCCGCCATGCCTTCCGCTCGCATCCAGGAAATGTTCTCTGAAGGTGTTGGCCGTAACAGGGAACCGTCACAACGCCAGCTTGAGCTTGAGGCGCTCCTTCCTGAGTATGCTGCCCGGCTTAGCCGCCGAGGCGTAACAGTGAAAACCCTGTACGAAGAGTACCGCGAGACCCATCCTGACGGATACAGACATGCCAGTTTCGGTAACTATCTCATGCGTTACCGTATGGTGACACATGTCGTAGGCCATGTCGAGCATTATGCCGGAGACCAGATGTATATCGACTTCGCCGGTGACAAACTGGAAGTCGTTGACAGTGAAAGCGGTGAATGTCGCAGCGTTGAAGTGTTCGTGGCCATACTTCCGTGCAGCCACTATACCTATTGTGAGGCGGTCTGGTCCCAGTCAAGGCAGGACTTGATTAAGGCGTGTGAGAACGCGCTTCATTTTTACGGCGGGGTTCCGATGGCGATCGTACCAGACAACCTCAAATCGGCGGTAACCCGCAGCGACCGTAACGAGCCGGTAATCAACGAGGAGTTTGCGGCATTTGCCGAACACTACGGATGTACCGTATACCCCACACGGGTACGTCATCCAAAGGACAAGGCCTTGGTGGAGAATGCCGTGAAGCTGCTTTACCGATCCGTCTACGCTGACATCGAGGGTCTTGTATTCCACTCGCTGGAGTCTCTGAATGCGGCCATATCCGAATCGCTCTCGGCCTTCAACGGACGCAGGATGAGCGGGCGTCCCCAGTCCAGACGGGAACAGTTCGAGCAGATTGAGTCCGACTGCCTCCGCCCGCTTCCCGCCATACGCCATCAGATGAAAGAGCGACGCTCCGCAACAGTAATGCGTAACGGCTATGTCACCTTCAGGCTTCACCATTACAGCGTACCGAAAGAGTATATAGGCAAACGTGTCGAGATTGTCTATGATGCGGACACGCTGGAAATATATCATGGCCTGCGTCTGGTGACCACACACCAGCGCGATGACACGCCATACTCCTATACGACCAAGGATGCCCACGGACTGCCCGGACGTCATGGAAGTTATGAAAAGGATCTGGAACAGATTTACGAACGGGCCGGCCAGACAGATAACGTCCTGCTGCTGTATCTGCGCAAGGTGGCGGAACTCAAGAAGTATCCTCCCGCGGCGTTCCGTTCATGCAGAGGCATCATGGCGTTGGAGAAGACCTTCGGGCTGGAACGGTTGGTGGCGGCAAGCGCATGCGCCACGCAACTGCGCCTATACGGATATCAGGAGATAAGGCGGATCCTTGAACGCGGGGATGATGCAGACTTCCTGTCAAAAGACGACATCGACGATGAGGTCCCCGTAACATCTATCCACAAAAACATCCGCGGAGCAGCCTACTTCGCACAATTAAAACATTTAAATAGAGACAACAATGGAAACAAATAATCTTACCGCACCGATAGCTGTCGAAAAAGACCGCAACACGTTGACAATCGAACTGATGAACCGTATGAAGCTGCACGGCATGGCCGCCGCCTTCACTGAAAGCCTGACCTCCACTATGGCAGAAACAATGACAATCGACTCTTTCCTGCACATGTTACTTGCCAGAGAATGGGACTACCGTGCCAATGCAGCCATCCAACGCCTTATACGCGGGGCGGCGTTCCGCTACAAGGCCTGCCTCGAGCAGATAGACTATGCAATCCCGCGTGGCCTTGACCGCAATCAGATGGAGCGGCTTGCATCGCTGGAGTTCATCCGCAAGGGACAGAACCTCTTCATCACAGGGTCATCCGGTACCGGGAAGAGCTTCCTTGCCACAGCAATGGGGTATGAAGCCTGCAAGAAGGGCATACGGACATATTATGCGAATGCTCCGAAACTTATGGGTACGCTTAAGGTGGCAAAAGTAAAAGGCACACTGGAATCGGAACTCAAGAGAATCGAACGGAGCACGCTGCTCATATTGGATGACCTCTTCCTTGTGAACCTTGATGCCAAGGAACGACCCATCCTGCTCGATATAATAGAGGACCGACATGGGCGCAAGTCCATCATCATCACCTCGCAACTGCCAACGGACAATTGGTATGATGCAATCGGAGACCCTACAGTAGCAGATGCCATTATGGATCGTATTATACATACGGCGCACCGGATTGAGCTGACAGGAGAAAGTGTCCGTAAAATGGCTGCATACAGAGGGAAATAAACTAAAATAATAATAACCCCATCGGTCAAGACTTTTTAAGGGGGCATTGTTGAATGTTTTAAGGGGGTAGAATCGCTTGGTTTTAGGGGGCAGCTTACACTGGATTTTCCAAACGGTATCAATCAGGTTGCTCTTCTTATGAGAGCATTTGAGATTGAGCCTGAAAAATTGGTTATTCCTTTCTCTGATAAAGACAAAGCGAATTTACCGCATTTCCAATTTAACGAATAAGGAGGTAGGATATGATGCTAACTATTGAAACCCTATTTAATGATCCCAACATTGTTGGTGCAGTCATTAATCGTGTTAACCAGACACGTAAAGATGCTATATACTGGCAGCAATACCTGACCTTCCGTAGAACAACTACACGTGTGTTCAAAGATTACATTGGAAGTGTTACAGGAGTTATGGCCGGTTCTATTAATTCACGCTATGGTGAAAAACCTATCCGTGAAAGAAAGAATATCGGTTCAGGATATGGCGAAATTGCCTATTTGGGAGACCGTTATCAATTACCTATCGACCGTTTGTCGGAGTTGCAGGATTTGATTGACAAATTCAACGCAGCAAAAACATCTGACCAGATAGCCGCAATGAATGAAATCGTGAATTTCGTTTATGACGACTTCCGTCAGGTTCTTCTTGCTCCTCACAAACGTATGGATTTGGTATTTGGTGAGTTGATTATGACAGGTTCAACAACCGTCAAGAACAAAGATAACAGAACCGATCCCAGTACGCCTGATGTTCTTAAGATTGAACTTCCGTTCAATTTTATTCAGCCTGACACAACCGAGAAGGCTAACTTCGTTGCTTACTTGCAGAGTGAAGTTGCTAGGTTAGCACCTGATTATGGTAAGTTCTCAAAGATGATTATGTCTCGTGGAACGTTCGTTAAGAACATCGCAGGAAGTGCAGACTTTGAAAAGTTTAAAGCAATTCTTCCTGCAGCAGAAGTTACCATGTCAGCCGGATTAATTTCCAGCGAAATGGTTAATGCGGTGTTTGCAGGTATCGGACTTCCGTCTATTGAGATTAAGGAAGACTACGTAAAGGATCAAACAGGTGCAAACCGTGCGGTTTATGCCGATGACCGTATTACCCTACTTCCGCAGGAACAAATCGGGTATATGCGATTCCATACTCCATACGAGGTAACAGATCCTATCCCCGGTAGAAGCTATAGCCGTGCGGATGGTGAATTGCTTATTTCTCAAGAGAGAACTAACGAAGGTAGATTCCTTGAATATACCGCAGAGTGGATACCGCAGATCAGCAATCCTAACGAGATTGTTAATCTTGACCTAAGTGTAATGAACGC